CCATGGGGAAGGAAGCCTGATCTTCGTCCACTATTTGATGACTATCGTCGTCAAAACTTAGGCACCCTTTTTGCAATGCCTCAGAAGATATTCTCAGGGAACTTGCAGCCAATAGCAACCGCTGTGCAGCTTGATCCCTTTGCCGCTTATATGGGAACCATACGATCCATTAGGAATATGGCGTCATTTAACGGTATATGCGGTACCATTAAGTTACGTTTGGTTCTCAGAAGTGCTGTTACAGCCTATGGGACCGGAATGATATCATGGTATTACGGTCAGCCTACTACGGGAGCTACAACAGAAGAGACTAAACTTCTTTTGAGTAGCGCTCATGCACAAATCTTTGATACGGCATCATCCCCAGAGTTGACTATAGATATACCATTTATATCCAATAGAGAGTTCCTCGACAAATCATACATTAACTATGTTACGTTGGCATACGGCACTCTCGCTTTAGAAACCCTCGATCCTGCGATTCCCCCGACTGTTTACGGTGAGGTGTGGATGCATATGGAGGATGTAGAAGTTACTGATTATGTAGAGGCACAATCACTGCCAGTGGCGGTGCGACAGCAAGAGTATAATATTCCTGGGCGATTGTCGTTGCCGGTTGCTTTAACTACCGGAATGGCGATCGCCAACGTGGGCTCCTCTCTAGTGACATCAGTTGTCACACAAGGGTATGCAGACCTAAAGAAAGCACTTTACGGAGAGCTCAAGGAGGTTGCTAAATCCACGAGGCAAAAGTTCGAGGAAAAGGTGAATGACAAACAGAAGGTATCTGAGAATATTCAGACTCCAGTATATCAGGCTCCTTTCGGTAACTTGAACTCCTTGGCGCCTACGGCAGCCCTACAAACGTTAACCGAGATGCCCATGTGGAAGCTTGATCCTGGTCTTTACGGAGATGTGGAGAATCATAGTTTGGCCGATATCGTTCAAAATGCGGTTTATCATAAGACATTTAGCTTTACGATAAATGGCCAAACGTACACAGAGAACTTATCATACCAGGGACTGCTAGGCTATGCAGGGTTAATATCAAGGCATTTCCGTTATGCGAGGTGCAGACCAAGAATTGGACTATGGTTTTCTTACAGTCCGCTAATGTCCTCACGTTTTCAAATAAGAGTTAGTAACTTCGGTACAGTGCCGACTAATGACGGAGACAGTTCAACCGCGCTTAGTACCTTGCTTGTCAAAGGGTCCTCCTACCATATAATCGAGATCCCTTATAACCACGATTCCCCAGTTGTACCTACTGATGAGACCGCTTTTACTCTCGACATAAAGCTAATTAGCAAAGGAGAACCTACTACGGCTGGATATGTTCCATTGGTGAATGTGGTCATGTTTACAAGTATGGGTCCAAATGCACAGTTCTTTTCGGTGAGAAACCCCCGTTTAACGGAGCCACCTCCGCCACCAGAATTTATAGAGGCCCAAACGTCTACTCGAACCATGAGTCGCGCTGAGCCTGATATATGTTTTACATCTGGGCCCCTTGCCCAGATTAGCTATATGGATTCAGTAGATACTGTGGAAGAGCTATGTTCCAGGTGGTCCACCATATTAATGCCATTGAAAACAATCGCCAATGCTCCAATTCCTCATAATTATTATGGATATCCCGGAGTTCCATTCGCCAACAATATGTACGGTTCCTTCCCTCAGCATTTCATACCGCTCTTCGCGCTATGGAGGGGAAGTAGGGACTTTAGATATGTGGACAATCAGACAATTGCAGGATCGTTACGCCCAACAATGTCATCGACTGAGACCTTTAGTTCATGGTCCGATATCAGCATGGGAAACGGTGGCTTTATTTCCAGTCAGACAACTCCTATTCAAATAAGAGTTCCATTTCTAACTAGGTATAGGGCGCTACTTCCCTTTGGCCCAACAATTGATGCAAATCCAGTACCACCTAATAATATTTTCGTGGGCAATGATGATACTGTGGTTTCACG